TTATACAGTTTGAATGGCATTGGTGTTTTGGGGTGTTTGCACAGCACTTGAAATTGTTTGAATCTGCTGTTCAAGCTGCAGTTTTTGATTCTCCAAATTTGTCTTTTCTGCTGTAAGCTGAGTTACCTGTGCTTGGAGTTGTGATACTTGTTGGAGTAAATTATCTTGGCGTTGATTGCGCTGTTCCTCTGGTGTCTTGGAATCTAAAACTATCTCTTCTACGCTAGCATCTATGATTTTTTCTATTGCAGGTGTGATCTTTATATCAAAGGCCTTTAACCCTTCCTTTATAATTTCTATAGCTTTATCTTTTCTTTGCTCTGCAGGAAGTTGAGAAGATATATATAGTTGCTGTACTGCTTTTGTTGCTTTTAATACCAACTTATCAAGTATGTTTAGGAAACTTAAAACTTTACTTGACTTATTAGTTATTAGACTTTCGCCCATCTGTATAATAGTTTCTGCACTATCCAACCCTGTTTCTGCTGTTTTAAGAAAAGTAGATGCTGTTATTCCTTTCTTCTTAAAAAATACAATACCCAATCCTCCTATAACCACAGTAAGTACAGCTATAACAATTTGATATACATTCATCTTTTTCATTCCTCCTTAATTTATTTAATTAAAATTTTCTTTGTCTGGAAATACTTCTGGATAAACAGATTTACCTTTTTTAATAGTTTCAGTAACAATTTTTTTGATATCATCAGTTGTATCAGATTGCAATATTCTCAATAAACCTGCCAATAAATAAATATTTAATTGTTTAGATTGACTCCTATCCTCTTCAATTACTTTAATTTGTTCGTCTGTATACACTTTACATTCCTCCATTTTTTATAAATTAAAAGAGAGCCCTTTACAGCTCTCTAATTTGTTAAAAATATTGTCCATGTGTCCTTGCCAATGATACCATCAGTGCTCCTACCCCAATTCTTTTGAAGTTCTGTGATGGCCTGAAAACAAGCTTGTGTCCAGTAACCAGTGCCATTGCCTTTCCCTAGATACCCCCATTGAATTAATTTTTGCTGTAACCATTGATTAACAACATTGTTAGAATTTATTTCTATAGGATAAGAATTAAGAGTATTAAGAGTTTTAGTCCCTGCAATACCATCTACAAGCAAACTTGTACCATGCACCAAATTACAATCATATTGCAGATTAGCAATACTTTCTTTCAGCGCATCTGTAGTGACCTTAGTTAGTGCTGTAGTACTCCCGTTTAATCCACTATAAAAAGCATTATCTGCTTCATCTAGATCCCACGCTCCAAAAAACTTAAATCCGTAATTTTTAAAAGTGCTGTATGAATCTGTGGTAACTCCATAGGTCTGTATGCTTGGATATATTGGGAGTGTTAGACCTAATGATGCATAATCACTTTTGGTTCTTTCTATGGCTTTTGGCGCGCTCCATTGCAATTCACCCCAATAAATCTGTGGAGAAGTGAAATCACAATATTGATTGAACACTGAATATGGAATGTCTTGGTGATAAGTAGCTATAGGAAATGTGCTGTAGCCTATAAGCTTATTGGTAGAACGTCTTACTGTAGCACATACATTTGCTGAAGCTGTCCATTTATTACTTACATCTACCTCGGGATCGTAAATATAATAATCTGAATTCTGCAAAGCTTCCACTATTATATTTGCTTCTGTTCCGGGATAATTGAAATAGTTGTAACCCCAAGTACCAACCGCAAATCTAGCCGCCTTAAATGCATCATAATATTTTAAATAATCGTTTTTAAAGTTTATGCCGCCACCTGTATAGCTTGCACCCTCATGATACTTTATGCACACATTAGTTATACCAATGCTCTTTAAATGAGATATTAAGGCTTCTATGCTTCCATACTGATTTACTTCGTTCTGAAGTTGCCATATCCATATGAAATTATTTAGATTATCTTTTGTAACTTGCTGTGCTTGAACACTTTTGGGCATAAAAAAAACACCAACTATAAAAGTTAGTGTAATGATAAATGATATTATTTTATTCCTTCTCGTAAAAATTCCTCCTTTACCAATGAAATGTTTTTAAAATTTGCAATAAAAAAGTAGCTATTACGGTTATAGCTACGCCGCTTGCTATTCCTGTTAGGAATTTATTTTTTGACTTATTGATTTCATCTACACTTTTCTCTATTTTAGTGAGCATATTAAATATTGTTTTAACCTGTCCTTTTGTTTCCCCTGCCCATACTTCCATCTCCCCCACCCTCTTATCCGTGTCTTTAATATTTTCCTTTATTTCACTAACATCTTTGTTAAGGTTGAGCATGTAAGCGCAATCCTTGCAGTTTTCCATTTTGCACCTCCTATCTTAAATATTAAAAAGAGTTCTGGAGAAATCCAAAACTCTGAATGTGTTATGTCGCATTAATTTTCTATTGCGTAGTCTGTCCTTCGTCTAACAAATCTATAGCATCTTTAAATTCATCTAGCGTTTTCAAGTGTTCATATCCTTGTTTTATAAAATTCGGTGCTGAATCTTCAATGGATGGCGCAAAATGATAGAACTTTTGTTCTAAATATCCTTTACCCCCTTGAAAATCTGCTTGCGATATATAAGAATTTACTGATATATCTAATCTGCCTTTATATCCATTTATTGTATCTATTCTTATATAGGCATTTGAAGCAACTAAACCGTTACTTAAATTTATTGTTTTTTGTAATGCCATAAGACTCACTCCCATCTTAATTTCCTGTTAAAATTTTAAGTGCTCGCCAGGTACCAGGGGTACCTCCTGTAATACATATCCATCCGAAAACAATATACATATTACCACTCGTACCTGTTTCGACAGGATTAATATTTTTAACGACTTGGCCCTTTGTATATGTTCCGCTAGTTGGCATTGCTGTAGCATATATATCATTAGATATATTGTAAAACTCCGGTGATGCAATAGTACCATACGAAAAAAATGAATTGTATTCTACTGGTACACCAATACCTTTATACTGATTTTTTATAATTAAATCTAATATATTACACGCAAGATGTATACCGTCAAAGTAATTATCAATAGAATTGTCTACTATTTGCAGTTTTTCAATTTGGAACAAAGTATTATCCGTTCTGTTATCTATGCCTATGGCTCGTTTAACATTGTAGAAATTATTTTCAGTAATATCTACATTTTTGGTAATAGTGGTATCATAACCAACGATTCTTAATGCCCCATCTATATTATCACAATTATATATATCATTTTTTGATACTCGTATAATAGGCGATTCTCCTATTAATAGCCAATTCAATCTATCTGTTACCCCATCTAAACTTTTCCACGTATTTTGTTCTACATTTATATTATTGCTTTGTGTAATAAACCATGTCGCGCCTATACCGATATCTTTATTATTTTTTATATCAATAAAATCACTTATACAATTTATATTGATAAAACCACTGGAAATATTGTTGCCATTATATTTATTATCATATATTTCTACATTTCCTAAATTAGCATTTGATGATTGGTCACTTGCACGAATACCATATCCCGTTGTGTTAAAAGTATTGCTTTTAATTTTTACATCTTTAATTGAGTTAGCAGACTTATTTACTATTAAAATAGATGTAATAACGTTATTTATATTGAATATATTATTTTCAATTTCTATGTTTTTAATATATGTTCCATCATTGTTGTTAGGCTCTATATCTATTGCGGAAACAAATGTATTATTTTTACTTATTTGATTATCTTTTATTTTAGGATTTTCAGAAGAAACTAAAGCGACACTACAACGATAGGGATTTATAAAAATATTATCATGTATATTGGGATTGTCAGATGTATTTTTTATTTTAATAGTGTCGTCAAATGTATATGCTCCTACATACACACAATCACCTTGTGGTGTTTCAAAAATATTATTACATATTTCAACATTATCAGATGCACAGACAGCTATAATATGACTATGTTCAGTAATAGTACTTATACCATCCCAATTACCAATACAATAAGTGCCAGAAATTTTTATCTTACTATTTATTTGATTTACTGCTCTAAAAATTTGTGATTTACCTGCATTATTTACTGTGTCTTGTGGATTAACAGGAAACATTTTAATTTTTGGTAGTCCTACTCCTACTACATTGTTAGTTATTATTAATACTTCACTTATTTTATAGAATGAATCAGGATTAGTATTAGGTATTATAACTTCTTTTCCTGTCGCAAAAGCATTCTTAAAAGCAATTGTGTTGTCTGTTATTCCATCACATTTAGCTCCAAACCATGTTACTAGTACAACATCTGCCAAATGTGACGCTTGATTATCTAATCTTTGTCCTATAGTATTGTAAGTTGTATTATTTACATTATCTGTTCTAGCTGCTACGGTTTCCATGTTAGAGGGGTTTTCTACACTTTGATTTGCAATTTCCTGGTTGAATACATTTTCTAAATTTGTTTGCCTACTATTTATAGAGACTTCAAATTGTGCTTGCTGTTGTGTGGAAGTAGTTTCAAAATCATTCACATCATCAGCTATATCCTCAATGCCTCCTGCTAAATTCTCTCTTACGTCTTTTCCATACTCTGCAGTCCTAATTTGTGCGACTCTTTGACTTACATCAATTGACATTCGCATCACCTCTTTTTTAAAAATAAAAAAGCACCTGTAACTTTTAATTACAAATGCTTTTATGATATTGGTTGAAAATTATCTGATACCCAATTTCGAGTTGCTATAGTTTCACCGTCAATTTTCCCTTGATCCTCTTTTATATAACTTTTGGTATCTCCCGAACTATCCAAGATGAATATCCCTGCACCTTGGTTGCTATCTGCATATATCGCAACTCTAACGCCAGAATTATCTTTTAAATTTATAGTTCCAGAATCATAATCTTTTGATATTCCAAGTTCAATACGCGGTTTATCTTCTGAATCATTATACAAAATAAAAGTACCGCCATTATTATCAGAAGTACCATTTTCAGATCCAGCTTTTAAATTTAAATTACCGTCATTGTCATATATCTCAAATAAACCTCCATTGTCGTTGGTAGTATTTTCAATGATTACTTTTCCGGCTTTAGTTATCTGTTGTATTCCGTCCATAGTTAATGTCCTATTTTCGATATCTATAAAGAACAATTTAAGATTATTAACTGCGTCTTCTATAGAAATACCTTCGAGGGCATTAATTGTAATAATAATTTTATCATCACTACTTTTTACTCTAATACCAAAATCATCACCGACTTGCACACCATTGTGGACACTATTATTGCTTATACTGCTATTCCTAGTATCGTTAATAATATCGCTAGAAGTCTTATAGTTAGCCGATATTGTTATATTAGGGTTGTAAGGTTCTAATAGGTTCAAACTCAATTTAACTATCCTATATTTAGCATCTATACCCATAAGTGAATTTGTTATGTGTAATGTTGCCCCTAGTTCAAATTCCTCTGTTTTTTCTCCTGTAAGATAGCTTAAATCTAATGCTGTAGTAGATAATGTTAAAGTTGGTTGAGTATATTTGCCATCCTGTATATCTGTCAAACAAGCATCATATAGCTCTTGTGCATCCGTTGTATCGCTATAAGATACAGTCATTTCAATAGCTCCATACAAAGCCTTTGCAGTGGCATCCTCTATATAGTCAAGCCCTCCATTAACATCTTCTATAGTAAGATTATTAGCACCTAACGGAATTATTCTAGTTCCAAAGTTGTCCATATCCTTATCTAAGATCATCTTTTGGATATTAGTACCTAAATAAAGTTCGATAACTTTATTTGTAAAAGGTGTAAGCCAATCAAGGTATAAAAGTCCATTATTTTCTCTGATTCTTATATCTCCATCAATATTATTCTTTGATTTCATATCCGTAATAGTAGCTAAACAGGATTTGTAATCACATTGGTATGCATTACTTGAAGTAACTGCAATGGTACCCAAATATATTTTTTTTGAACTATCTACCTTGGAATTATGACTTGTTAGGATAATTTGTAGCTTAGTGCTTAAGCTTCCTAAAAGTGCTTCATTTCTCATTTTAGTATCATTTAAATATGTCAATGCACTCTCACATTCAATCTCTTTATATATGCTCGTACCATCCATATTGGGAGTAATATCTGAAATTCTACCTGTAAATCTTATAGAATTATCTCTGCTATCAATTACTTTTATTTTAGTAGTCAATTCGTACAAAAGATTATATCCTGGATTATTTGGATATATAGGAAATTTTAATGTATAGATTTCGCTTAAACTTTCGTCAAGAGGTAATTCCTTTAGATGCGGTGATGAATCATCTGGTATTGGATAATGTATTAATGTTTCAACTCCATTATTATAAATACAAACTTTATACAAATAACCACCTCCTCATAATGATTCTGCTCTAAATTTTACTTGTATAGTTCCATTACCCGTTATGATTAAATCATTCTCTCCATTTACAAATCTTACACTATATAAAATGTTATCACCAGTTGTTAAATTGTATGTTTTCCCGCCAAAAGTTAATGTCATTGTAGAACTACAATTTATAACAGGGCTTACATTTCTACCATTATTATAAATTTTAACCGTAGTGGTGCCACTTATAGAAAACTCATTTGTATATGCTGTATAATCAGTAAGGAAACAAAAATCATCCCAAATATCATCTCCAAAATTATCAATATTATATTTGAATGGATCGGCTATAAAGTCTATTTTTAAAGTTCCTAATCTTTCTAAGTTATCCCAACTTGGGACATCATCTACTTTAGCCATGTAATACCATGTAGGATCGTTTGATTGAATTAATTTTTGCTTGCCTGGCCCCATAAGCCACTCTAAAATCTGAGAATATCTAATGAACATCTCTGTTTTTTTAAGCCCTACAAATTGAAATTGTGTCTCTATTTTTCGATCTGCATAGGTAATTTCTCCTTGGCTTCCAACGGTGCTAAAGTCATATGAGCCGCTCATAAAAGGTACTTGAATTTTAATTACATTTGGGGTTGGAGGCTGTGGCTTGAAGTAATTAAGGACTAGCCCAAAATCAGTAAATGACTTTTTACCATTATAATTTATTTGCATTACCATTTAGCCTGTCACCCCTTTTAATTTCTTTCTAAGATTCTTACCTTGCAATATTTCAAGCCAAGGCATTACTACTTGCGCTGTTGCTTTTCCTTCCATTTCAAGAGTTATGCTCACATCTCCATCTATATTTAAATTAGAGGATGAATTTTGTGTGGTTGTATTGGTATTTACTGTACTTGGTGTTGCTAATTTCATACCAGATAAAGCATTATTCATTAGGTTTATTGCGCTTGCAGCTTGATTTAACATATCAATACTATCTTGATGACTTTTTATAACTTCACCGCCTGAGAAGTCTACATACTCCCATCCTTTTTCGTTTATATATGCTGGCCCTGCTGCTGCATTATTAGTTCCACGTTCATAACCTACATAAGCCCCACCGCTTGTAAAGAGTGGAGTATTATATACACTTCCATATGTTTTTTTAATATAATTTATAGCTGCTACAGCATTGTGTATAGGATTTAGAATATTATTTAATCCTTTCATAGCATATGAAGCGAATGTACTTGGTAATGTTTGTAATAATCCTGTAGCATGTTCTTTATTCTTTCCGACTGGTATCGGATTCCATGCAGAAGGATCACCTCCTGATTCAGCCTGTACTAATTTCTCTAACCCAGGCAACCAACTCATAGATGTTCCTGTGAGTGCTAATGCTGTACTTAGCCACCCTGCCACATTTCCAGCTACTCCAGATATAGCACCACCTATTTTATTTTTGAAAAAAGCTAATGCATCTTTAGAAGACATACCGTTTATAAAACCTTGAATAACGTTTGCGCCTATTTCAAATAATTTTCTTGAAGGTGAATGTATATCAAATCCATCTTTACCTGTAAAAGCTTCAATTACCTTTTGGGTTAAATTATGCACTATGCTTGTTAAATTATCTTGGCTTGATTTTATTCCTTCACCTATAGAAGTAACAATCGCAGTTCCTATAGAAGTGCAAGAACTAACAAAAGTGTTTAATATGCTCGTAACATTACTTAATAAATTACTTATAGCTCCTGTAACTGCGCTTGCTGTATTGGTTATACCACTTGCAATGGATGTATCTGTACCTTGCCCATATTGTACCGCACATACAGCAAAGGTATTCAGACTATTCCCTAAAGTTGTGATTACATTATTTACTGCTCCTGTAACTGCTGCTGAATTATTGGTTACTCCAATTCCCAAATTTGTATCTGTATCCTCTCCATGACCTATACATGATTGTGTAAAAGTTTTTACATTATTTGTTACTGTAGCAATTACATTATTTACGGGATTTATAGCTGCACTAGAATTATTAGTTACTCCTACGCCTAAATTTGTATCTACGTCTTGACCAGTTTTATTCATAGATGTTGCCATATTAGTCATTGTGGTGTTTACGGTAGATACCAAACCGTTAATAGGAGTAGTAACCTTATCCGTACTATCTGTTAAACCTTTCCCCAAAGATTCATTTAAGTTCTGTCCATTTTCTTCGTTGATTTTATCGGGATCTTCAGTATCAGTTGGGGTAATTACATTTGCTATGGTACTGGTATTGGTTATTTCAACATCTGAGGACGTATCTGTAAGCCCCTGCATTGCATTTGTTATAAGCCCCTTATTATCTATAATACCTTTGGCTACCTGCGCTACTGAATCAGTCACTTTTGGTATTCCATCAACAATACCTTGAGCAACACCTGAGGTTATATTTTTTCCAACTTCCTCACGCATGATACGAGAAGGAGACTTTATGCCTAGTGCATCCTTAAATCCTTGCACAACCCCTTTAGCAAATTCCCCTATTTTATCTTTTACCCATTTTGCCATGCCAGTTATGCCATTCCATAAACCTTTTACAAGATCTATGCCTATATCAACTAAATTTCCAGGCAAACTTTTAAAGAAACTTACTATATTACTTATTACTCCCGGAAGATTAGCAGCAGCCCAACTTATGATATTTTTACCCCACTCCCCTATATGAGTAATAGCACTTACAAGAATATCCCATAACTTACCTGGAAGACTGGCGAAAAAAGTAATTATATTGCCAATTATTGTTGGGAGATTAGCTGCAGCCCAAGCAATAATATTACTCCCCCACTCTCCTATATGACTAATAACATTTGTGAGTACATCCCATATCTTCCCGGGGAGTTCTAAGAAAAAGTTGACTATATTCCCTATTATGACTGGTATATTCGTAACAACCCAGGTTCCAATATCAACAGCCCATTTTACTAACGTCCCTATAACAAAACCCAGAGCATATCCAATATTAGCCGGCAATTGGCTAAAGAATGTACCTATGGACGTAATTATATTGGGTATGGCTGTAGCAACCCATGTTACAACATTTGCGCCCCAATTTACTATAGCCATAAGTGCTTGCATGAATAAATTTCCAATAATAGAAGGTAACTGCATAAAAAAACTTCCTATTTGACCAGGAAGTTGAGCTATAAATGTTATAAAATTATTAAATGCTGTCGGTATAGTGACGGTAAAGAAGTTCACTATAGCTGTCACTACTCCACCTACCGTACTACTAATTGATGTCCATATTCCAGCAACCACATTTCTAAACCCCTCATTAGTGGCTATAAAAATCCCTAGCGCGGTAGCCGCCGCTGTTATACCTATTATAATTAAACCAACAGGACCTAATATCATACTGAATCCTGCTGATATCAAAGGAAGCATACCGACTAATATTAATAATGGCCCAGCCACCAATGTTGTAACAGCTGTTACAACTCCTATTATTGCTATAGTACTTTGCATGCTAGGACTTAAATTATTAAATCCGTCTATTACCCCTTGTATCATATTAGATAATCCTTTTAATATTGGGATCAAAGCATTTCCTATAGAAATTTTGGCAGTTTCAACCGAGCCACTAAGTTGTTCTATTGCTCCATTTAATGTATTCATTTTTTGTGCTGCTACATCTTTCGCGGAAATCTTTCCTATAGAAGTTGCCATATCGTCCGCGCCCTTAGCTCCTTCTTTAAAAAGAATATTTGCAGCACGTATAGCATCAGAACCAAAAATAGTTTCCATATACGTCAAACGTTGCGCATCAGTCAATCCACTCATAGATTCTTGAAGTATATTGGAAACTTCTGATAGATTTTTAAAATGTCCCTGAGCATCAACGAATTTATTTGAACCGTCTGCTGTAATAATACCTAGTTTTTTCATAGCATTTGCAGATGCATCTGTTGAAGGTTGTAAATTCATAAGCATAGTTTTTAAAGATGTACCTGCATCTGAACCTTTAAGCCCATTTTGTGCAAATTCTGCCAACGCTGTAGTTGTATCTTTAAAGCTCCACCCTACGCTTGAAGCAACTGTAGAAACAGCTGAAAGCCCAAGTTTTAGTTCAGAAACAGATGTGGCAGATGCATTGGCTGCACCTGCCAAAATATCTGCTGCTTGTTGAACTGATAATCCATCATTTTTAAAAGCATTTAATGCAGTTGATGCTATTTCGGCAGCATCTGCTAGATTGATTTCTCCTGCTGTTGCCAATGACAACGCACCATTTAAGCCTCCATTTAAAATATCGCTTACACTAACACCAGCTTTGATCAATTCTTCTATCCCTTGAGCTGCTTCTGTAGCACTATATTTAGTTTCAGCACCCATGGTAATTGCAAGGTTTTTGAGTTCTGCACTAAATTTAGTAACTTCATCTGGTGCTATAACCGAATAAACATTAGCCATGCTTTGTTCAAAGTCAGCTGCACCTTTTGCCGCTACCCCTAAGCCTGCTGCTATTCCAACGCCTATTCCTGTCATTGTTTTTCCTATGTTTTTTACCTGTTCAAAAAGATTTCCGGTAGATTGTTTTGCCTTATCAAAAGATTCTTTATAATCATTACCTAATTTACTTACAACACTACTTTGATTTTTTAATTCTTTTGTTGTATTTTCTAATTCTTTTTGATTTTTATTTAATGTTGCAGTTTCATTGTTTATTCTTGCCTGAAGATTTTGAGCTTCCTTACTGTCTTCTCCTTTAGCCGCTGCAATTAATTTGTATTGTTGTGTCAAGTTGGCTATTTTCTGTCTTTGAAGATCTGTTACCTGATTTAAAGAGTTTATTTTTACTCGCAATCCTTCTTCCGATTTACCCCATTCATCCATTCCCGCGCTCGCAGCACGAAATCCACTTTCAATTACTCTTATTTGGCGGTTTAGATCCGTGACGCCCGCCTTAAAATTGGTCGTATCAAGTGACACGGAACCGCCAATATTATTACTATCATCAGCCATTTATCTCACCTACCTTTCTATTATCTTCCAAAGGTTTTGGTATTATTTTGTAGAATTATCACCTTTAAGGAGGTGAATATTATGTTAGACAAAAACCAAATCATTCATGATATAGTAATGCTCCATCTAAAGAAAACTTTTGATTTTAGTGCTCCAACTGGTGATGAAGCATCACTGGCAATTGATTATGAAATGAAATTCGGTGTTGTAAAAGACCAACTTATCGATTTCAACCCTGAAGATTGACTTTGCTGTAATCCAATAAATTTTCAGCTGCTTTTATAGCAGATTTGGCTTGATTAATAGTACAATCATTCTCTGCAAAAAGATTTACTATTTTGATGGCCATTTCTTTTACTATTTTTTTATTCTCTATATATTTTTCTTTGTTTTTATTAAGCCCCATAATCCTCACCTTTCTTTAAATAAAAAAAGAGACGCTTTCGCATCTCTAAATTTCATGATATTATTTTGTTTTTATCTACACCTAATAAGGCAAATATTAAATCCCAAAGTTCACCATTTGTTAAATCATCAAAATTTCGTATTGGTCTGCCTACTATTTTAGATATTCCTATCAAGCTTCCGTTTTGCTTCTGTTCAGGTATATCACATTCTCTTTTCACATCACCCCTTTCAAAGAGTTTAAAAAATTTATAAGTTCCATGAAGGTATTTTCATAATAAAGAGGTTGAGTTTGTCTTTCACTTCCTCTTGTACTAGTTTCGTTTTTGCCATATTTCAAACCTTTATCAGTTAAATGATTATAACTTTTAAATTTCCTTCTACCTGTAGACGGTCTAGTTTTTCTTTCCAAAAATCCATGTTCCACCATAAGTTTATTGAATTGTCTTATATTCATTGGAATATTGAATTTTTGCAATAATGCTGTAGCAGATATTCCGACTTCTTCATCCACATATTCAGGTAAATATATTGTACTTAACCCTTGAGAGGTATTAAAGTCTTTTAACATTTTTACTGTAGATGATTTACTAGGCTTTAATAAATCTACCGCAAGCTTTAAACCTTCCTTTTCTAGTTTTAATTTTCCCAGCTTTTTATCGAAAACCATATTTTCTGAAATGCTTTTTATCTCCTGTAATTTAAAATACCCTTTAACTAGTTGCCTTTGTACTTGCCAAGACAATTCATCCTGCATTGGTTTAGTCATCATTAAGTATCCACTTTCTGTGAATATTGGGATGTTCTTCGAAGCATTAAGCGCTTGAACCGAAATTTGTTTGCTTATACTCAAAGTATGAGCAAATTCACTTTCTTTTGGTACTAGAAAATAATCTTCTTTTTCAATAAGTTTCTTTATATTCCTGTCAAAATTATTTCTCGCATTTACTATAGGAACTTGGTGCAACTTTGCTATATCCCATAACGTAACAACTCTCTGTTCTTTATATTCTTTAACCATTAAATCATTATTATTTATTTTTACAATTTCATTCATGCTATCACCTTTCTTAATTTGAATATCTCAACTAAAGATGATATAATAGATTTACCAACTTTAGTTGGCAGGTAGAGGAAGGTTTAATTACTTTGAACGGTATAAACTTTCCTCTATTCGTTTCTAAAAGTTATCTCACCTTTTACATACATATCCATTAATTTTTCTAAAACTTCATTCATATTTTCATTATTAGTCACACAAGCCACTTTAAATTTTTTTGAAATTGTCGGATATATTGTAGTTGAAAAGGTTCTTCTTTTTTCATCAGCCAAATAGTAATACCTCCTTTCTAAGCTGTTAACCTTATTATACAGTTAAACAGTTTAACAGTCAAGAGGTATTAGAATATTTTTCTATTAAAAAAGAGAGAGTATTCACCCTCTCAATTATTAGGATATAACATTTGTAAATTCTTCTGTGATAATTCTTTTCTTATCGCACTATTTAATCCGGTTGTATATTGCCCTTGTAATATAACTAATTGATCAATGCTTATGTTATCAAAGTTTTGCACCTTTTGTAATTCGCTTTGATCAAAAGTTAAAATCATACCAGGAACCGAAAGTGTTTTACCATATTGATCAGTTAATTCACACATAACATTTACATGTATTACATTGTATTGTTTAAATTCATCAGTTTTATAAACTTTTTTAAAACATTCAATTGTCTCCATCAAGCCACCTTCTACAAGCATATTTTCACTAAGATTTCCACCCGAAAATTGTATAGTAAGTTCATTGGCTTTTGGAATTATTTTACCATGGTCTAAACTTTCAGCCACTAATTTAGCTAAACTTTTTTCTTTAGGAGCAGTCTTTGGTGTTGTTTTTGCTTTAGATTGAGTGGCAGGCTTAGTATTAGTAGTTTTTGTTGTTGTTTTAGGAGTAGTCTTTGTAGCTGTTTCCTTAGCTTTTTCCTCTGCTTCCTTCTTTGCTTTCTCTTCAGCTTCTTTCTGTTTCTCTATCTGTTCTTGTTTTTGTTTTTCAACCTTTACCTTTTCTGCTTGTATTTTTCGCTGTTGAAACAATACAGGATCATAAGTCACTGCACTCACGCCCAATATAAATATAAGCACTAAACCAACCACAGCTATTGCTTTTACTTTTTTACTTTTACTCTTAAATTTTTCATTCTTGGTAAATAAGTATATACCACCTGCAATAGTTCCTAGTATTGTTAATGCTCCAGCAAATTTAGTCACATAGGCAATTAAAATAAGCCACATTATAATAATTATTGGTATTATTACTTTTTTCTTTTTTAAAAAATTCACATCATCATCCCCCTTTTTATTCCATAATACAGCATTTAAGGAGGAACTTCTATTAAAATGTATTTGAAAAGGGGTTTGTATTTTACGAATACCCCTTAAGCTATCAATCTTTGTGGTGGTAAATAACTTAACTCAACCATTAAATTACACTTTCCTTTGCATATCTGGTATATATCTTTATAATAAGTTTCCTTGTCAACTTCTTCTGAAATAACATGCTCTATCAAATTTTCTAAGTTATAGATTACATCTAACACTCTTTTAGTAGCTTTTTCCCTGCTATTAGAAGGAATCCCAACGCATTTATTTACTAATTTACTATAAGTCATATATAATTTCCCAGCGTTTTTACTACCTTGAGATATTGCAAGTGGAATTAATTTAGCCATTATTACATCTGTTTCATTTCTTCTGCATAGTTTGCCTTTTACTCTTGTTGCCTTCCAGTCACTAGATAACTTTTCTCTCAATAATTCTCTCATCCTAAAAAATTCTTTCACTAAATCAAACTTAAATTTTACTACTTCAGGTGAATTTTTTAATAATGTCATGAGAAAAGTAGTTTGTTGTTCATTCAAATATGCAATCTTTTCTTTTTGGCCACTTTCTAAAGGTCGCATTTGAAATGCGACCTTTCCAAACTCTTTTATAAGATTCATATATCTATAAATCATATCAAGTATACTTTTATGATTATTTTTCGTTTTAATTGCTATTAATTTGCTTTCTACATATAAATCCTCTATTCCATTAACTCTTTTTATTATTACTAATTTATCCATTTTGTATTTACCTCCTAATATAATTTATCTAGGAGCAGCCGGAACATACCCGGCTGTTACTCTCACCTAGGAGGTTCAGCATGTCTCACGACGTTCTTTTCCTCAAAATAAAAAAACACCCTTTCGAGTGCTTATTATTATCTATTTACCTTTTCCTTTACCGCCTTTACATTTCCCCATCACTTGCTACCTTCATCTTTCTTCTTTCTATTTATCAAGCATAAAATTATTATAGTAACACATATTATTGCTGTTATTTGTACAGATATAGCCATGTTATTCCTCCTATTTAAAAGACTTATTAAAACTACATTTTATACTGAATGCATTCCTGTAAAATTGCTTCTTTATCTTTTCCTTTATTTCTTCCATACTGGTATTTATATTGCCATATTCGCCCATGTTTATTGTTATTGGTGTATATGGCCTTGCCATTGGTGCCATTAATGAGGCTGTAACTGGTACTGTATGATTAACGGAAGCTTTCTCTGATATTTTCACAAATGCACAAGCTTCCATTCTTTTATCATTGCAATAATCTACATGAGGACACTTCTTACATTTCTCTGCTAATTTACTTATGCTCGCCATCAAACCATCCCTCCTTATAACCAACTAGGCACACCTTTTGCCCTGCGATATTCCTTCCCGTTTATTATTTTTACATTTGGATTATTTGTATTAAAAAACAAAAAATCCACTAATGTTTCAAAGTCTGTATCATCTATGTTATTTAAACACCAATTAAAAGTATCTACTAGCTTTTTATATATACTCATAAGTCCGTCATAATCGTTATCGGGTTCAGATTCTCCATCATCCCCCATATTTAGTTTTTTGTTGCTTTCCTCACCACTCCCGTTACTCCATTGAGGATTTTGTTGACCTCTAAGTCTATTTCTTCCATTGTTAAATTATTTTCTAATTCATCTATAGTAAATTTACTTTCATAAACATCTATTATTAATTGTTCTTTGCGATCATTTAATTCCTCTGTTGAAATAATTAATTCCCCTGCTGTATTTATTAATTCCTCGTCAGTCATATCATTTTCAACACCTTGAGCTTGTAACTTTGTCCCTTTTTGGGCAAGCTCTATAGCTTCTCTTTGGATTTTCAACGCTTCTCTGGTAATTCTAGCTGTAATTTTCCCGGTACTATATGTTTTATCTCCTAATTTAAGTTTTAAGACTTTCATATTTTCCCCCTTTTATAAATTAAAAAGGTGGCATTTAAGCCACCATTAAGCTGTTGCAAAATTTATCACTTGGTTTGATAAAGATTGTCCATAGATATCTTTTATATTCGTTGCAATAACAGCGTATGCACTTGCAGCATCTAAATTTGAACTTGGATTTATTGTTAATACTTTTCCTGCTGTATCGAAACTATTTGCAGTAGTTACAGGCGTAAAGTCTGATTTAACCATAGTTACATTATAGGATGCTATCTTATTATTGAATGTAAGCACAACATTTGCATCAACTGCCACAGACGTTGCGTTATCATCTGGAACACTGGATATAGTCAATGTACTTGGTGCTGTAGTTGTATCTGGCGTTTGCACTTGTGTAAACCATCCAGCAGGATTGAATGCGCTGTCGGTAGTTTCTCCTATGATCCTCTTTAAGGATTTTTCAACTCCATCAATTAACCACTGATATGTTGTAGTTACTGCTGTAAATGTCATTTGATATGTCCTTATATCAACATCATTGCTCTTTGTAGCACCTTCTTCATTTCCGCCACTAAACTTTCCTTTCAAATACCAATAATGTCTAGCATCAGTTTTCCCTTTGTTAAAAATAAATCCCAATGCTACATCTGGTGGATCTGGTTCACCACTATCATACATCCTTCCAGTTGATGCATCATAATGTTTTCCAAGCAGTATAGCCGCATCTTCGATAGGTACACCGGAAACCGTAATTGTAACTGTTGTGGCACCTTCTGTTATATAAGTATCTGCAGGTTTATTGTCATAATACGTAGGTGTATTAGATAAATCCGGCTCATTCGTTATCTCTGCTGCTGGAGCTAGATATTTTGGTGCGTCGGCTGAATAAGCTTCTTCCGTATCTGCTGTAATTATGGCATAATGTAAGTCTTTTACACCTACAAATTCACCATATTTTTTATCCATATAAATTCCTCCTTATTTTTACAAAATAAAAAAGCACCTTTCAAGATGCTTTAATCTTCTATTAGATAGTACCTATAGTCACAGCTATAGCAATAATGCCCCGTATCAGGATTAAAAGGTAGATCACGTCCGCCTAATCTCGTAAAGCCTGCCGGGAGCATTACAGATTTAAATAAATTATCTCCACTCTGTTTTATACTTGGTTTTTTACTATATATATTTACTTGTATCCTTGGTTCTTGGCTTGCCAACATATTGTCATATGCGCTACTAGTAGGATTATCCACTATGAAATAAGTAATATAAGTTTCTGGTAATGTGCTTGTATCTATATATGTCCCCTGTTCTTTCACAGGGTAGCCTAATTGGATTAAGGTATTATAAACTAAAGAATATATGTTATCCATCAGTAGGCACACCCCATTTTTTTAATACAAGCTTCTGTATTTGTTTAACTCTCTTTTTATTGTTATCAAAAGCCGGTCTAATAAAAGGGTCCGGAAATCCGGCAGAGTGACCGTCACCATACTCTTGAAATACCGCATGTCGGGCATTTGGATTTTTCTTCATATCTATACCAACAAATGACGATATTGTATTCCCACTTTTTGTGGCTGGTGTTGCTTCTATGGCATCATATACGGTTCTTTTGTCCATATGTCTGGCTGCTCCTTCTTGCATATCTTCTAAAATTGGATCAACAGATTCATTTACAGCTTCTATCACAGCATCATCAACATTTTTTCCTAACGCTTCAATAGCTTTTAAATATTCGTCTATACCACTAACTTGAAAGCCTTTCCCTAAAGCAGTTTTACCATAGCTTTTATAACCGCCTCTTTGTGACCAAGTTTTTTTAGTCATTACGAAATCACCGTCCTTTTAACTCGAACCTGCATATACATACGCCTTTGCTCTATATCCTCTACATTCTCTACCTCATAAGCTTTATCTGTATTATTGTCTAATAATATTACATCTTTTTCACTTAAGCCTGGATCATACCACATTGTCAAAGTGGCAGTATCTAATATTGTAACTACTCCAGCATTCGCATTGTCAGTACCACCCATACCCTTCCAATTGCAAAATCCTAATTCTGGATCACCATAGCTTACTTCTATAGCTCCATTTACATCTGTTTCAATCCTATGCTTTATTCCTATGGCTGTACTGAATTGCTGTATTCCACTTGGCCTCCACATATCAAGTCACCTCCTGGGTATCGGGTATGCTGACTACATAAAGTTGTTCCATCAATATACCAAAAGCAGGAGAAAAACTTATATCGCCACTTGTTAAATTCCACAAATCAGTTACTCCAACGGTTAAAGTTGCAATTCCTAAATCAGTTTCAATTTGTTCTTGAGTTATCCCCGCATTTAGCATATATTGTTTTACCGCTATCGTTTTCCCTTGTAAAGTATTATCATTAAAAGTTCCGGTAATTGTTAATCCTTGCTTTACCTTTTCTAATAATTCTGTATCTTCCATAAATACACCATCACACAATCAAATAAGCATCTACTACTTTACTATTCAAGCTACTATTTAAATCTATAGTATTTCCTTCTAAATTGGCACTATCTATAGTTACGACGGGTGCTGTAGATTCTTTTGTATTATCCAAATAGGAAGCCAATACGGTATTATGTGCCAATTTATAGGGCAAGCCTAGCTTTTCCCCAAATCCTATGGCCGTTGTAGCTCCTGTTCCATCATGGGCAGGAATGGTTATCTTGGTAATTGTCTTAAAAGCCTTGCTACCCGTTACAGTTCCAGCAGTGTCTACAGTAAAAGCCGGTAATGTTTCAGTTATTGTTTCCCCTGCATAATTAGTTCCTTCAATAACTACTTGTATTGCCTTTATATCTGTTGCTGTTCCCCCTGCTGTGGCTGTGATATTCCTCGGTACACTTGGCTGAGTTATTCCTGTAGTAACTACAGATGGGCTTGCAGTGCTTGTTACTGCTGCATGAATACCCGTTGTACTCGCTACCGTTGCTTTTGTTGCACTCACTTTAAAATGTGCTATATATGACCTTTCTGCTTTTTTCCCTTGCACATCAGAGGGGATATATTTATCAAACTTAGGATAAAATCTGCTCATTCAAATACCTCCATTCATTTTTAAATAGAAAAAAGAAGGCTTGTCGACCTTCTTTTATGCTTCTTCATAACTCCAATATGTGAATGTATCTTTTGCAAATAACGATTTGCCACCACTATAAATTTTCCCTCTCCAAACTGTCTTATCTGCACTAAACTTTTCAGATGTATTAGACTCAATAACAAATGATCCAGATTCATTTACAACAAAGGTTGTTAAATCTCCATAAAGTATGGAATCTGTATCGGGCATTTGTGAAGTAAATATTACTGGTTGCCCTGCTATTAAATAAGGGCTTGCAGCTCCAAAATTATCTTGTCCAGGTTGGCCTTGTACTGGTGCTACTGTAACAAGTGGTTTTCCTGCTGCATCTGTAAGAGCAAAGAATTTCTTAAAGAATGTACTGCGTTTCATAACCCATGTTGCATTGTCACCATATGGGCTTTCGACTTCTGCACATATATTTGCAATTTGCTGCCAATCCATAGTAGAATAAGTTTTTGCTGCGGAAGGTGCTGTTTTTAATGCTGTTATAATACCCTCAAAAGTAGAAGTTGAAAGGGAACCACTCAAAACATAATTTTCAAGTAATATCCCAATATATTTTCCTATTTCATTACTTAAGTATTGTTCAAAAGCTGGAATACTATTTCTAAGCAATACATTCTTAACCTCTATAGTTGCCACTACCGCCATTTGTGAAATTTTAACTTCTGTAAATGTGAAATTAAGAGAAGTTGTACCATCTGCATTATCTGTTGGTGTTCCTGCTGTACCTATAGGTAATGCTACATCTCCGGTAAATCCATATTTGGTTATAGAAGAATATAATTTACCATATTGTTTAATAACATAATAAACATTATTAAGCGTTGTTTGTGGTACTAAGTATTCACCACCAGATGTCACAGCCCCGCCATTTACATCAGTAATTGCTCTTTTACCAAAAGACATTATTTCTGCATCTGCTTCAGCGACTTTGTTATTTAAGAAGCTTCTGTAAAAAGCATCTCTATACTTTGCACTGGACCTATAATTTTCTGCTGTTATTTCTTTTCCATTAATATCTTTTATCATATTAAACACATCCCTCTTTTCTGGCACATCAGCATCTTTTAATTGTTCTCCAATTATATCCAATCTTTCAGATACGGTCCTTAGATTTTCAGTTACACCATTTAAATCTTCGACCGACATATCTCTATGGTTCTTGCACTTTTCTTTAAGTTCAGATCTTTTTGTTTCAAGCTCTGTTTGCTCTCTTTTTAATTCTGCTATTTCTTTTTGAGTTAATTTCATTTTTATATTCCTCCTTATAATTGACTTATTAGATTCATTAATGCTTGTTTAGTCGCTTCTGTATCTAAACTCTCGTTCACATTTTCTTGTACATCTTCTGGGGTTGGGTCTGGCGGTATTTCTTCCTCTGGTGTCGATATTGGACTCGGAGTACTTCCATCTGCTGTAATAACAACCGTTTCTTCATAAGCCGGAAATGTTACTATGCTTACTTCATAAACTGCATTTATCTTAGTAACAACATCGATTTTATTAGACCAATCTGTAGCCACCATAGCCTGGTTATCAAACCAGAAACTCATACCGTCCACCAATTCACGCTGTACTCTATCATAAACATAATCATCCAACCAAGTATTGCCTAGTGTTACGCTTACAAATAATCCAATATCGTCAATAGAAACTTCCATATTCTTTCCTGATTTACCTAAAACCATTGAAGTATCATGGTTAAAAAGTATTACTAAATTTGAAAAATCTACTGTTGCCAATGCGTTTTTATCTATCTTTTCTAACCATTTACTACCTAAATATGGATGCCCATATACATCAAATAAAACCGGATATCCTTTTAAAATTCTTACCTGTTGCCCATTTATTTCCTCTGTTACTGCTCTAAATTTAGATTTTGTATTCTCAAAATTGACTCTTCTTTTATTTTGTTGTAATAACGGTGATCTTTTTTCTTTATTTTCATCCAAAATTCTATACCTCCTTACTTTTTAATATTGAATTACATTTAATTTTGCAAATTCTTTGAAATAAAAAAGAGCCTTTTCGCTATAAGCTCTTGCAGCATCTTCTTCATTCTCAAAAGTGCCTATCAATATTCTTTTACCATCTACTTGGATTCTCGCTTTCCATCTTTTAAATTGCGAGTTCCAATAAACGCCTTTATATTTTGAAGTTTTCAAGACTTTATATCGCCTATTGAATGAATTTTGTTGACTCGTAACTATTCTAAGGTTTGATTTGCAATTATTTAATCCATTGCCGTCAATATGATCTATTATTTGTTTTGGTTTAGCATTCATTAAAACTCTATGCATATGTGCCGCGGTACGTTTACCATTTTCATTTTTGATATTGCATCTAACATAATAAGTATTACCATCTTTAAGTGCGTACCATTTTCCAAAATTAGAAATCGAATAATTATAATCTTCATCATCAATGTTAGTCTCAAGTCCATTCTATAATTTTATTTTTCTCATATCATCCCTTCTTTACTTACCGTCTTCCGGATTATTCTCTTGTCCACCCACTTCATATATTCCTGGCTCTAACGATTGAAAATTTTTGTTTCCTAAGAATTTGTCAAGTTCTGGTGGTCCTTTAGGCATCCCTAATCTACGCCTTATTTCATTTCTTGTCATAATAGTTCCGTATGACATTTCTTTATAAAACGCTGTCTTTGCTGCCAATGTACTAATTTCTAAATCTACAGTTTCAGCCTGGATTTTATTATAAAAAGATATCTCACCCTTTGAAAATAGTTTATAAGTGAGTTCTTCTTCAATTTGATAGATAATAGGTTTTAATGTGTTGTCAACAAACTGCTCATATTGCAATTCACTAGCTATATTGTTAATAATTTCATACGATACACCAAAATAGTTATAAAGCTGCTTTATTATGCTATTTAAAAACTCTGTATTTAGTGGTGTATCTTTAAAATTAAAAGGTAGCAACTCATATTCGCTGCCTATCATACCTAATCCAGCTACATTTTCAGCAGTTAAGAATGTATCTTTAAACTCATTTAATTTCTTTTTCATATCAGAAGATTTTAAATTAACTTTTGTCTGTAATAATCCTGCTATTCTTCCGGAAGTTTCACTATCCTTTACAGCTTGATTTTCCATAGCATTAACCATGGTTATATAATTGCCTGTAGCTTGTTTACTAGCACCACCTTTGAAAGTTGGGAATCTTTGCAGATGAATAATATCATCATAATAAAATGTATAGCTCGAATTACCTTGAAACTGAATTATTAATTTCCCTGTTTCCTCTTCCTGTGCAAATTGAAATTGTGTAAAAGGTAAAAGATATAATGCTGTAAGATTTCCCCTATTATCCCAATCAGGCATTATGAAAGCATTATTATTTAATAGATACATAGTAGCAACATGTGTCCAAAATACTTGTGGACCTTGATATTTATTTGTCCTAACTGTAAGAACGTATTGGAAACTATCGTTTATCATATCCATATTGCCTTCATTGTCTGCCCTCACATGATAGAAAGGTACGCTACCAATCTTTTCAGCTACGAAATTTATGGCTGTCCTTATTTCAGGAATATCATATATGTTTGAATTTATTTGTAATAACGAATACCCTTGATTAAGTAAATCCACAAGCTTTGTTATTGTTAGTCCATCATTATTTCTATTAAATAAATTTGATATTCCTCCTACAATACTTCTGAATAATCCCAATGTCTCACCACCTTTCAGGGCAAAATAAAATCAACTTTGGTATTCCTCAAATTCATCCTTACATTTTTTATAAGCAATATAAGCACATAAAAAAGACACGTATCCATCAATACGTGACTTTGATTTTGCCTTATCTGGTTGGATATTCATATTTAAATCTATCCTTGCAGCTGTATTAGTTGTACACCACCTGAATAAACCATTATGCTTACTAAATTGTATTATTTTATCTTCAAATAATGATCGGGTTTCTTTCATAGGCGTTGATAAACTCTTTGCACCCATAGCTACAGGAAATACAACTCCCCTACCTTCCTTATCTTCTTGCGGGAAACCATTCATAGCCATATCCTCGCTCCATTCATCAAAATGCCATCTATCGGCACCTATCTTCCAGAATGTCACTTGATATTTTTCTGAAAGTTCAACAAACCATTCTGTAACATCTGATTTTTTAACTAAACTACCCTCGCATATTTTAAGTAATTCATTATTGAATGGATCCAAAGCGTTAGTATGGCAAAAACTTTCATAAGCCATCTTGTCAACCTTAGAATTTTTTTCTATCCTTTGACTAGCAATAAAATATTTTTGGAATAAATATAATTTACCATTCAAAGGTATTAAAGCAGATGCACAACACAAGTCTGTAGTCTCTGCTAAATCAGCACCACCTACAGCATATTTATCCTGTATCATATCTAAATTCATATCTATGGCACATTTATCTACTTGCTGCAAATCGAAATATACAACGCACATAGAGCTTGCCCTATTTAAATGCTTGCATAAAAAAGAAGGCATTTGAGCCGGATCTTCAAATGCCTTTTGATATTCTCCTTCAAGATAACTCATTGTTGGTCTCGCTTCAATTAAACCAGGATTAGCTTTAATCCAACATTTTCTATCATTTGGTTTATCATCATCATCTATTCTAAATATCATAGGGAATAATCGTTCTTTGCTTTTACCTTTTAATTTATTTTGGCACCTTTCAAGAACACTATCAAATATTCCTTCCCTAACAAAGCCAAATGTCGATATGATAAATATTAAAGGCTGTGTCCTAGCTCCCATAGCTGAACTAAATACATCATAGGTATTTCTATCTTTAATAGCATGGCATTCATCTATAACACAACAATGAGGATTCAAACCATCCTGAGATTGTGAATTTTTACTTCCTGCCTTCATATAACTATTTCCGGCAGGGAATAAAAATATTTCCGAATTGTCTTTATCTCTCCTGGTTTTTACATGAGGTTTTAAAGCTTCACTACCTAATGCAAAATTTTTAGCTGCTTCGTAAACTATTGAAGCCTGTTGTTTTTGAGTAGCCAAGCACCAAACTTGCGCTGCCGGTTCCCTATCACACATGAGCATAAAATCAGCTATTGCAGATACGAAAGTGGATTTCCCCCATTTTCTAGCCACTAATAATACCATTTCTTTAAAGTATCTAACAACCATATTCAATTCAGTATCCATTATCTTAAAACCAAATACACAAGCTGCAATATATTTTTGCTCTATACTTAATTCCAAAGGTTCCCCAGCCCAACGTCCTTCTCTATGCTTTACTAATTTGCAAAAATCAATAAAAGCCTCAACATCTGTATTGTCGTAAAACACCGTTTTACTTTTTAATAATTTCTCAATCATTTTCTTTAAAAGTTTTATATCCTTGCCATGGTTCTGTGGTTCTGTTTCAACATAATCATGCCAATCTTTTATATATTTTGGTATCTCAGCTTTAACCATTATTCTCACGCTTTAATATTTTAATAAATTCATCTTCTTTCTTAGGAGCCGGTTTCTCTGGCATAAGATCAGTGAGTTGTTTTATTATTCCCATGTGATTTTTTATCATGGTATTATATACTTCGACCTCAGGTGATTTCTTTGTACCATATTGATTTTCGCCATTTTTATATTCGCTTATCGTACCATTTTTATTTATGGCATCTTGCAAGTCTTCAAGGGTAACAGTCATAAATGCAGCATTCTCAATAAGTGAAATTACTTTCTTCATAGTATTTTCTGCCATGTCTTTATATAATTTTTTTAATCTGTTTATTTCTTTTTTTATTCTATCTTCTTTTGTTAATTCTTTTTTAATCATAAAAATCACCTTCTTTATTAAAAACACACTCAAAAATGGCTACACCCATTATGTATAAAGGCTCGAGTGAAATGAAAGCTAATCCGTACGCTCCCTTCATATCGTAAATTCCGATCGACCCCGGGGGGATTTTAAAAATTATTTCACAGGCTCTACAAAATTTTTAAGAGTTCCAACTCTTTCATGAACCTCTTCATGGCATGGATTACAAAGATATTCTAAATTATCAGGATTATAGGCTATATCCCAATCTTTTTTATTCTTATCTGTTAGCCATACCTTATGATGTACTATCTTGCCTGGTACTATCTTCCCTTTTGCCTTGCACCTCTCACATAATCCATTAGCTCTCCCAATCACATAGCCTCTTACCTTCTCCCATTCTTTAGCTTTATATATATCATTGTGTCTTGCCATAATCTTTATCACCTCTCTTAAGTCTTCTCAAGAACAATCCATCTAGTTCTTTACTCTTTACATTCCCCAACAATCTTTCTGTCTCGAGATATACTTTTATATCCATGTTCATCCTCCCTTATATTCCTAAGTAACTATTAATCAATAACCCTTATTTGCTTCCTATTATATTATAATATTTATTTACTAAAGTATTTATAAGAGCAATAGTAGCAGCCAGCTTATCAGTCTTACTTAACTAAGTATTATTATTCTCAGTATTATTACACTGTATATTTTACATGTTCGTAGCTGTATGATTTTCATGTTCTGACGTGCATATATTGCATGTCATTGTAAAATCAGGTCTGAACTTGCCTATATAGATTCTATTAGGCATATTTAATCCCTGCCTTTTCTGATATATTAATTCGCATTCTTCCAATACCTTAAATGCTTTATATACAGTTCTAACACTAATGCCTAATATATTGGCTATATCTTCCTTAGTATACAATAGATATATTTCATCTCTATGGTTAACCCATTTATTCTTTTCAGATAGATGCATCCTATCCAGTAATAAGGTATATGTTAGTTTAGTATCTGAATTTAATTTACATCTATAGCATCTATTTATAAAAAGTTCCTTTGGTATTTGAAAGAACTTAAATTGATTAGCTTCATTGATTTTATATTTTTCCATTTCCGAAATTCCACCCCTAAACAAAAATAGAGCCAACTAAATGACTCTATTCCTGCATATTAAACTAAATTTAAACTTTAAAGGAGACGTAATAATAATGAACTTACTTAACAATACTATTTTATGTCACGTGGTAGTTGCACTTATACTTTACGTCTGCTACAACCGCACAGACAGCAATTGAAATAACATTTTATCTTATCCTTTAAGTTAATATCAGTTAGTGCAAATATGTAATAACTGATATATAGTTTACATTTATTTTTATTAACATAATATTTCATATGTATACTTTTGCTGGAGTAGGTGAAGAATCTAACATCACAATACTACTCTGATTAAATAACATCATGGCAGGAGTTGCACCTGCTGTATATCTGGTATACACTCTATCACCATACATGATGTTACCATTACATAAATGCATGTAATATTTATAATTCAAATATGTTGGTAGTTCCGTATTATTTATTTATGCCCCGGAACCATAGGCACTATTTTATAGGAAGATTAATTATATTTGAAAATAACTGCCTGTAGTCCTGCTGTTACTTTCATCCAATCATTGCATACTACTATATTAAATCTTTAAGGTGGACATTGAAAGGACATCTTTATGACACACTTTTGTCAATATTCAATTTTAACTGCATCAACCCCGAATAAGAATATTCCTAATTCTCTACACATATTATTCATCCATCTTCTTAATGTCCTTTCCACAGTGTGAAATTTATCTTCTAATTCCTGGTATGTTTTACCTCCTATATAATGATCTATGAATGCTTGATACTCATTTGATTTTTCATTTTCGTACGTTTTTTTCTTTAGTAGCTCTAAGGATACATCAATATGTGTAATCATTGTCAACGTTCTAAATTTACTTCTTTCTATACTTTTTATATATAATTCATCATAATCTACCATTCCATATATTTCTTCTAGATTTTCCTCTTCTATATCATCAAAGCTTTTATCAGAGCTTAAAATTTCCTTTGCATCTTTTAAATTACTGATTGCCTTTTTAGCATGTTCTTTAAGAGAATTATAATTCTCCATAAGCAACTTTGTATTGTGAAATACATATTTCTTGGCTTCTTTCTTATGTGCCTTGTCAAATTCTTCTATTGCTGTTTTGGTAGCTTGTTCTATTATTTGATGTATATTTACTTTATTTTTCAAAAGAACTCACCTCACATATTATTTTTTCTCCATGCTTTTATTCTCCATGTACTTCACCTATATCTATTTTTTCAAACTCAAACACCCATACCCAAGGATTACCACTCCAGCTATTAGGCCATTTATACCCACAACTATCCCAGAGTTTCCCGAATCCATATTTATAATTATCATCTAGCCCATTAAAAAACTTTTGTGAATAATGATTATAAGAGGCTTTTTCTTTTATCCCTTCCTTTTTAGCTTCATCTTCTGTTATATCCTGTATTCTTTGAACCTTTATATCCGTAACCTTTAAAAATATTCTAGCTGCTTTCTTCGGCATATGAATTGAAGGTATCCACACTTCATCTTTACATTGGTTAGCATTTCCCCAATAAGGAAATTTAGATGGTTCGCCATCTGCTTTATATACAAAACCTTCTTTGCCATCAGGAGTCCATGTATTTGCAAAAGTTTCCCTAACATAAAGAATGTCTCCAATCCAATAAGGTAGTTTATAAAACTTCTCCCCATATTGTCCATCAAAGATTCCTCTAAAACTCACATGATGTTTAGGAGTAAAAAATGTATATCCCCACTTGGCATCTTCAGGAATGTACTCCTTTATAATTCTCCTGGTCTGCGTTTTTCTACTCTCAAGTATTGCTTTTATCATTTTAGTATTAAAAATAATAGGCTTCATCCCATTCCCTCCTACCTCAATCTATTTATCCTCTCCTGGGTTTTCCTGATTCTGTCCTCAAACTCCTTGTCTTTCCTAGCTTTATATTCCTCATACCACATGTCACGATTCTTTTTATAATTATTTATAGTAATGCATATAGCCACAGTACAGATAATACTTATCAGAATCCACGCCCCTATTATTTCAGGGATATATTTTATTAAATCATGCATTTAATCACCTTCTTTAAATTTAGCTTTTACAACCAAAGGATCATCTTTTAAATGCTTTCTAGTATAAACCAAACTATATGGTAGCAAACTTGTTAAACACTCTTTTATACCCCATATAATTAAGAATGGCGCTGTAATTATAACTCCAGCAACAGATAAAATAAGTTTGAATAACTCAATATACGTTTCCTTTATTTTCTTAAAATAATATCCTTCATTTGTAAGGGTAAATACATATTGTATTCTTTTATCCGGGTCATATTTAATTCCAAATTTTCTCAACATTTCTCGTTGTTGAGTAGTTTTTATTATAGTCATTTCATCACCCTACTTTCACATTACACTAATACAGTAGTGGTATGACTATTGCAGGATTCTACTGTATTAGTGTCTTTAATTTATAATTGTTTTAAATATCTAATCAGCAATTCTCTATCTGTATCATATAGTTCTTCTCCTGTCCAGTTTATCATCTCAATATTAATTGCATTAACTGTTTGGACTTTATCTATAATTCCAAACCTATTATATTTTAAATCTAATTCAATCCCATAATAGTAGCCCTTCTTTATAGTAAAATATACGGTACCTTGTTTTTCTTCAATTAGTGTTGTACCATCCAACTTCATGGAAAACCTTGCTTTTTTAAGACATTTTGGTTTACCTTTAGGAACTTTGAATTCATTTGGATAATTACAATTCAAAAATTTCATTTTAAAACTCCTACTATGAGATTATCTTTACTCCTTCAATATCTTTGAGGTTTTCTTCCAAGTACTTCTTAATCCTCTGCATAGCCTCATTTCTCCACGCTCCACCATCTGCCTCAAAGAGTGCTGCGCGTGGTCCACTTTGCATCCTAAAAATAAATTTACTTTCTGGCTGCTCTATCTCTGGAAATGTTCTGTATGGTGCAAGAACTACTGGATTCGGTACAACCACATCATTCACACTTGCGACACCTGTCTTGACGGTCGCTGCTTGGCTAACTCCATCATCTCCATACTCTTTTACAGATGAATCTTTAATATTTCCAGTTATCTTTAACAGTAACCCTCTATCCTTATTTTCTACAAAGCTGCTCTGCAGCATGATATTGAATTCTTCAGTGCCTATAAACCTATCAAATACAAGATTATCTGGCAACAATGCTCTAACAGATATATACTTTTCTCTATCCTTATCGTCTCTAAGTTCTGAATAAAGTTCTACACTAGATGGACTAACAACGTGTATTAATCCTTTATCTCCAAATTTATCATCAATTCCTGACTTAATATAATCAATTAAAGCTGTAAGTGTTGTAACTGTCAATTCTGCTGGCTTAGGGTCTTGTACTCTATAAACTTGGTTTGTGGTAAATTTCTTCCCATCAATATCCAAAACCTTTATTTCACCTAACCCCACTAAATATTCCAATGCTTCTCTTTCTGTGTAATTACTCATTTTTACATTCCTCCAATTTTTTATTTATTATTTAACTATTTTTAAGCCATCTGTATTGTCCTGGTTGTCATTTTCTTTCTTTTCAAGTATTTCTCCAGTTTCAGTGTCAATTTTTACTGCCTGTTGTCCTGGAATCTGCTTTTTATATTCTGCTGCAATTATTTCACCGTCTAAATCCCTATCTATGATTATATTGGTGTGTACTCCTTCTTTTGGTGCCAACGTTGGTTTAGATACTATATCCACATTGGTAATATTTCTGTCTTCATTGGCTTCAAAAACCATGGTTATTACAACTTTCCTCTTGGTCTTCCAAGGTGTATTAGGGTCTGATATATTCTCCATTACTTCCTGGATAGCCTGATTTACCCTTTCTGTAAAAGCCCCCCCTGCAAGATTTTCTAGATTTAACTTTTTAGCCATGATATTTCCTCCTTAAATTTGATTTAATTTGAGAATTACTCTTGGTTGCTCACTATAAAATTTATTTATAGACAAACTTACAATTTGTTTATCATCTGAATAAGCTATTGAATTTAACGAATCACATATCACCTTGGCAATATTATCTAAATCAGGCTTTTTATCTGGTCTTAATTCATTGTGTAGCATTTGTTGACGTTTCTTATTGCTTGTACTTTTGGGAATTTTATAGAATGCCATAATTTCAACTTTTATATATCCTTCAAGCATTGGCAATCTATTGCTTACATAAAGTTCTTTTATATACGTCTCATAATTCACTGTCTTTTCTGGAGTATGTGCTGACTTTGTAAAGCTATTAAATTTAGGTCTTTGCTTGCCCATTGGTTCTCCTGGTATTAATAAGTTTACTGCTTCTTTCACTTTATCACCCCAACAAGCTCCTGCAACTCCAATATCAATCCTGCCAGTTCATCCTTTTTAATTGAGAATCCTGAATTTGGCGTGCTTTTGTATATTATTACTATGTCTTCACCCATTTTATAATTGAAGATTTCTCCTTCTAATTCCTTAATTTTCAGTCTTTTCTTAGGCTTTGCTATGCACGGGTTCATCATTGGCTCACCTTTTGATTTCTCACCCGTTGGAGTTGATTCCCAAGTGCGTTCTGGCTTACTATTTTGTTTTTCTTCTGGAACTATTTTCTTTTCCACTTCTTTTCCTTCATCCTCTCCCCAAATCTGTTCCACTGCTTTCTCTGCCACTTCATCAATACTTTTATTTCCTTTCCACTGGTAGTAATAATTCTCTGCTGTTAAAAGAGTTATTTTAAGTTCCTTGGCTGCTCCATTAATCATTTTTTGTTTAGGTAATTCCTTATGCTCATCAAAATACTTAAAATATTTTTCTTTGTTGCTCATTAATTTCCCTCGCTTTCATATTTTACATATCCTTCCTCTACACCATGCCCACAACACGCTGAAATTGCACCCTCTATATGTCCTAAACAAGCATCATATCCCTCTCTAGTCGGCATACTTCCACACCTTATGCATGGCCTTTCTTCTTTGCTTATAGGTACTCCATCTTCATATACCCAACTATTATCAACATATTTTATTAGGTTTCCTCTGCTATATGCTGTAGCCAATTATCCATCCTCCTATCATATTAGTATTCTAATTTACTCATACATCAATTTTAAGACTATGCTATTTTCCAGTATCCATTTATACCTTTTCGTATTTACTCTTTGAAATTAAACGTTTTTTAATTAATCTGTGGGGTTATTCATCATGCTTTCTAACTTGTCTAGCTTCTTTCTCTTAAATTCATCTATCTTTTTAACATCAAAGACATATTTTAATTGCTCCAAAACTATCTCAACATCTGCGATTTCTTCCTCAACATTATGCTCTTTTCCATGAATATCTTTAACTAACGCCTGAATCAATTCACTACATTCTTCTATGGCTTTTTCTTCTTGATGCTGTATCCCATAGTAGCTTATGGCTCTTTTGTATATCATTGTCCTATATGCATCCTGTAACCTTTTATCTGCAAATCCTTCTTTCATGGCTTTTACTATTTTCTCACCAAGATCTCTTCCTAGTTTACTTTCACCGACTTTAGATTTTGGCACTTCATAATTACCGCATTCTTCATTTCCATCCTTACCCTTTGCAAATCTACATATTGAATTTGTAAATTTACATCTGCCATCTTCACGTTTGTTATCACAATCTTTCTCCAACTTCCATCACTCCTTTACATAATCTTTGTATTGTGAATTAACAGCTTAACCTCAATTGCCCATTTGAATCTGATATTAAATCAGTCCCATAATCCTCATTTATTATCACTTCAAAAACAGCTTCTAAAACTTGTACTACAATGCTATTGCCAGCCAATGCATAAAGAGTTGCATTGCGCTTACCAGTTTTTGTAGGAAATTCTTTTAACATAAGTTCATAATCTTCATCATCAAAACCAAGTAACCTCCAACATTCACGTTCTGTTAAATAGCGATACTGTGGTTTGTTCAATCTAATAATACCTGCATTGGGGCATCTATCTTGCCGTTCAGTTATCGTATAACAGTACTCACCTATAACATCTAATTGGCGTTTATAATTTCCAGATGGATTAGGATTAAATTCTTTGATTTTATTAAGCATTGATGGAATGGTGATTAAATATTGTTCTGGAATCTTATCATCTGGTCCATATTCCAAAAATTCTTTAATATTCCTCATAGATTTGTGCTTCAACTTACTAAAATCAAATATCGAATTTCCTAATAAAGAGATACAAAACAATCTTTCACGAGCATGAGGAATGCCAAAGTTACGTGCATCCAATATATCAAATGAATTGGTATATCCCATATTCTCAATCTCCTGTAGGTAGTAATTAAATATTGAAACCACATCTTTATCAAGTACACCCTTCACATTCTCCCAGATAACTACTTTAGGTTTCCATTCACCCATTTCTTTAATTATCCTCAATGTTTCTAACATTAATTGTGAACGTGAACCTTCTGCGACTCCTTTACGCTTTTTATTTCCTCTACTGTTGTCTTGGCACGGAGAACCATGTACTAATATATCGGGTTTTAAATCCCACCCTCTAATATCTTGTGGCTTATGCAGATGGTCATAAAGAGCGTTATATGCTTTAACTCTATTTGGCTGCCATTCCACATAATCTATACATTTATGATCCACACCAAGATTTATTAATGCTTTACGTGGAGCACCAATGCCGCCAAATAACTCAAGAATTTTAATCAATATTACCGCCCTTTCCTTCGCTTATTTCTTTCATGAATGTTATCTATTACAGTAATAGTGTTGTCAATACTGCCTATTTCTTTATTGTTACGCTCTCCCCATGTTTCTACACATTTAGGACAATACAAAGCACTTCCATAACTTCTCCATCCTGCATGTATGGTTTTATTTACATTACTTGCGGTGTATGTAAGTCCTCTTATAGCACCACAATTACTACATTGAACACGCATATTGATATCCTCCTTTTCTTCGCATAAATTTCACTTCACGAAACAACCTCCACATCTCTAGTAAGAAAATCCACATAACTAAAACTCTCTCTGCACTTTGCTTTATTCCTCACAGTAATAAAATAATTAGTTCTAGCAATTACAACTCCTTTAAAATACCTGTCTCGACCTCTCCCATCCCTCCTTTTGATTCTTACACCTTGCCCTATCCTGAATCCATCTCTGATATATCTCAAACTAGCCCTGTTGAAAATTCCTGTATTCATTTTTTCTTTAACTGCACTCATAATATTTCCCTCACTATCGTTTTTCCGGTGTAAATATCCTCAATTCTGAAAGTCTCTGTATAGTTCTTGGTTTGGATCACAATCAAGTGTTGTGTTTTGCCTATGACTTTTCCCATAGTTGGCACATATCCAACTTTCTTATTTATAAATTCCTTGATATTCAATACCTTATTATCTGGTATCAAATCTTTTATTTTAGGAATAGCAGCAGTCTTTCTCCTGCCCTCTATTTCAAGAAGAGTATCGTTCCCAGACTTATATGTCTCTATTTCTTTAGCTGTATTTGACATGGTAAGCTTTGGTTTTAGTCCAAGTTGCCTAGCTTTTCTTGAAATAGAAGTCTTGGAGATATTTAATATTTTTGCTAATTCCTTATTTTTCATCTTGTGAAAATTCTGCATGAAAAATTGTTCTTTTTCAGGTGTTAATCTTCGCATGGCATCACCTCTTTTCTCTTTCCTTGAGTAATATAAATTCTATCAACCCCTCCTTGACTTCTTCTGCCTGTGCTTTCTCTATGTCCTTGACAGTTATCTTATTATTTCCGCCCTTGAGATAGTTAAAAATCTTCCATCTGTCTATCACCTAATTACCTCCTAAATAAAAATCTGTGATTCTCTGATATTCTGGTTCCCATTTAAATTTCAATGTTCCAATTTCACCGTTTCTCTGTTTAGCAATTATAGTCTCAATAATATTCTTTTCCTCGGTATCGGCATTGTAATATTCATCCCTATATAGGAACATAACTATATCTGCATCCTGCTCTATGGACCCTGATTCTCTCAAGTCTGATAAATTAGGTCTATGGTCCGATCTTTGTTCTGGTGCCCTGCTTAATTGTGCCAAGGCTATTATCACAATATTTAATTCTTTAGCCATTTGTTTTAGTTGCCTGGATATTTTACTCACTTCCTGATTTCTATTTTCAGACTTTGCAACTCCATCTATCAGTGTCAAATAATCTATAAACACTATGTCCAATCCTTCTTTAAGTTTTCTTTTCTTACACTCTGCTTTAATGCCATTAAGTGAATATATTTGGTCATATATTTTTAAATTAGAACTCACTATCAAACCACTTATTCGGCTTATTCGTGTCCATTTCTCATCCTCTAAATTACCTGTTTTAATCTCTTGAAGTTTTATTAATGCCTTAGCTGCTAATGCTCTTTCTAAAAGTTGCTCCTTTGACATTTCAAGAGAGAAGAAGCTTACTTTAGAGTTTTTAGATGTATTAAGGGCTATATTTAATGCAAAGGCTGTCTTACCCATACTTGGCCTAGCTCCTAGAATTATAAAATCCGTTTTATTCAATCCATTGATAGCCTTATCCAATTTTCCAAGTCCTGTTTCTATTCCTTGTATAGCACCACCATTCTCATATCTGGTTTGAAGATTGTCCAATACAGTTTCCATAGCATTACTTATATTCCCATCATCTTTGTTTTGTTTAACTTCAAGCTTTAGTGTAAATTCCTGTAGTTCTTTAGAAATATCCTCTATATCCGCATCAGTGTTTTTTATTTTTAATAAATTTGTCTGAAGCAAATTAGCTAGTTTTCTTATATTGGAATATTTCTTTATAATCTCACCGCAGCTTTTTATATTGTTATTTATTAAAGTTTGCCCGGCCAACTCGGAAATGTATGTTATCCCTCCAGCATCTGATAAAGTTTTCCCCAAGCTTTCTGCAATGGTAGTTATTGATACATCTTTACTCCCTGTATAAATCTTTTTAATTGCACTATAGATTAATTTATGACTATCCTGGTAGAAATCATCTGGATCTACTAAGTCTATACAATCACATAAGTTGTCTGGCTTAATAATTACACTGCCCAACAAATCTCTTTCAGCTTGTAAATTACACATATTCATAAAAATCACTCTCCAAAGGGCTTATAAGCCTTAGAATTTATCTTGGCATTTGACTTAGTATCCTTATTCTTTCTTTTGTGGTTTTCCTTATCTGCATTTATAGCTTCTACAGTCAATAAATTATTATCTAGGTATCTATGAAGAACTGCTTTCACAAATTTCATGTTCCTAACGTTGCTATCTATGGCTTCCTTAAGTGCCATGACTATAGCTCCTGGTGTAAGTCCATCAGCCTCAAAGCTTTCAAGTTCCTGCCGTTCAAAGTCTGTTATAGGGTGAAAATTTTCATTAAAAAATTTGTAGTAGTTAGTGGTAATATTATCGTCCCTATGATCTATAGTTAGATCTACTACTACAGTATTATCTAGATCTATATTCTTACTTCTACTTCTAATATAAGAAGGAGTCCCAGGGGATTGTCCCGGGATTGTCCCGGGGACATTGTTAGGTTCCTTATTATTTTCAGGGGGTAATTCTTTAAGTTTTTCCCTTTGTTTCCTTTTTTTGAGCTTTTCTTTTTCTCTTTGTTTTATCTTCTCTAGCCCTTCTATATTCTGATACTTAGTAAAGTTAGAAATAAATATAGGACCATTTTCGATTAATTCAATCATTCCTAGTTTGGTAAATGTACTAAAAGCAAGTTTTATTATAGATTCTGGTTTTTTAAACTTATGAGCCAAGGCATCAATCGTATATGGAATATTTTCAGTTAGAAATATATATCCTCCTGCATTACACTTGCCCGCCATTGTTAAAAGCCTTATCCAAATTATTAGAATTGAGTCTCCTTCAGGTAAGCTTTGAATATAATCAATTTTTTCATCATCAAACATATCAGTCATCAGTTTGATCCATTTTACTTCTGCCATAATTTCACCTCTAAAGCTCTGTATAGTGAAAAGCCCTATCTAGTTTCTTGGTAGCCCTACAGTATGCACACCTCTCACACCTCATAGGTTTTTCAAGTCCATTCTTAACTTGCATAACACGCTCTATATTTTCTCTAACCTGATTCATGCCTATTTCATAATCTTCTGGTTTGAAATATAGGATTATCTTATCAGGTGGGTCTTGTTTGGTTACAGCAATTATAAAGCCCTCTAAGTCATTAATTCCTGTGTTTTGCCTTAAGATTTCCTTGTATACTGCTATTTGAATTAAATATTTCCATTTCTCTACAAAGGAAACCTTTGTATTTCTTCCTTCTTTTTCAATCCACTGTTTTTCAAAGTCTCTGGTGGTTTTCAAGTCTACAAAATATCCATCCTTGACGTTCAGGCAATCAACTTTAATTTTCCAATCTGCATCAAATAATTTACCGGTGAATATCTTTTCTTTTTCCCCGACATATATTTGTTTAAAATTTTCATCCATTTCCAGGCAATTTATCATCTCATTAGCTTGTCTATAATTTGCTTTAAGTTCCCCCTTTGCTGTAAATATTTGTGGATGTTCCTTCTTGAATTTATCTAGTGTTCCTTCGAAATGACTGTGGAAGTAACTTCCTACTAATAATGCTGTACTCTCTTCTTCTTTCCATTCTCCACTCAGGGAAGCCAGGGCAGCTGCTTCACAGCCGCCGAAAGCTTTAAATTGTGATACTGACATATATTGTTGGTTAGCTTCTTGAGAAAAGTAATTTTCATCTGTAAGTTTTATAAGTGTAGCTTCCATTATTTATCATCTCCCATCTCAAAAGGTGTACCTTTAAATAAATTTTCCTGTTTATCTTCTGAAGGGGTATCGTCTTTTTTCTTATCTTGTGCAGAATCTCCATTAGCTTTTTTAAACTTATCATCCAGTTTAGTTGTTGCCTTTCCAGAATCCACTTCCTCAAATTCCGCATCTATACTATCAGGATTATCAATATAATCTAGGTTTACCTCCACAGACTCACCATCAAGCACACCTTTTTTAACTGTTGCCTGGTCTGCTTGCAATGCTGTCTGCATGTCTATACTTAAAATCCCCCACTTGCTTAAAGTGTTCTTGAGTATAGTTTTCTTAGCCATTGCATCAAAGTCAGTCTGCCAAGGGCCATTATTATAAGTTTTAGAGAATTTTTTTCCATGAGCTGTAACTTTCTCTTTGCTCCAATAAACCGTCTTTTCAAAGCCATTAATCAAGCTAAAATATGCTGCATACCCTACAACCTCATTACTCTCTTTACTGTCAAAATCAAGCTCTAATTCTTCTGTAAGAGGATTATAAGTTTTTAGTTGTCCTTTATATATCTCAATGACATTTATGTGCTTATATTGGCCTGTTCTCAATGCTAATTGTACAAATCCTCTATATCCCATTTGGAATTGTGCTTTCTTGCCATAGGGAACTATCCATGCAAAACCCAGGTTAGGGTCAATAGGCAAGTCTAAGGTAGCTGCTATCATTGCAGAAGATACAATGCTATAAGGCTCTATCCCCTTTAATTTGCCATTAGATATATTTACGAGATTCGCCATAAACCCCGCGGCCTTTTTACCTAGAATCTCCTGAAATCTCTTCTGCATATTTATATTTGCTAGAATATTTTTCACTTCCACAGGCTTACCATTTATTAAATTACCCATTTACTACCCCTCCTAATTTTTGAATTTCCATTTCTTCACTGTCCGTATGTTCCGTTATAAAGTACTGGTATTCATCATTCATTGCAGCCTTAAGGATTGCTTTCTGGTCTGATTTAAGGCTTTCAAACCTATCAAGGCATATAACCTTTAAATCTCCTGCTTGTGCCTTTGCTATTTTAAAGGCTAATTCCAGTTTTTCTCCATCTGAAAGGCCATCTATTAAAGTTCCATTTATCCGAATCAATCCTTTTTCATCTACTGATATGCCATCAATCGGCATCTTAGCAGTTTTCAAAAGTTCTTCGGGTAATGTTCTTGCTTTCTCAATCCTTGCAGTAAGCCCAAGGGAATATCTTTCTTTATCTGAAAGTTGGTTGTCTCTAATGTCAATCATCATGTCCCATTGCCTAAGATAGCTCTGCATTTCTGCTACTTTGTCAGCTTCCTGCTGTAACGGTTCAATATCTACCGATTCATTCTGTTCAAGATATTCTGCAGCCTTTCCCACCCTGATTTTTTCTTTCTCGATTTCAGATATCACCTTTTCATCTATGCTTTTTAATTCCTGCTTTTCCAAGTTATCCAATGAATTTAATTCTTCTGTTTTTTGAGTAATCTTATTATTCTGGATATTTATATTGTCAATGTTTTCCTGTTTTTCAGCTTCAAGAGCTTTCTTGACACATTCTTTCGATTTCTCTCCAGCTGCCTTTATCTTTGATATGGCTTCTTGAATTTGCTTGTCAATTTCTAGGTCAATGGCTTGAAGCTCATTGGCACTTCTTTGATTAAATCCATTAATTAAATCCTGCGATTTCTCAATCTTACTCTTAGACAAATCAATAATATCTTTAATATCCTGTCTTTGATCTTTATACTTCATCTGCGCCCTTGATTTATTACTGTCAGCATTGGCTTGTATAGCTTGAACCTTATTTTCAAGTCCTTCCTGCAATGCTTTTGCCTGTTCTATAAATTGATTAATCTTTTGGGATTCTGAAACTTTACTGTAATATTCCTGGACTTTTTTATTTCTCCATTCCTCACCATCATAGTTAACAGGAAGATCCTTTTTTATAACTTCAACTTGTGTCTTTAATTCCTTGATTTGTCTATTAACCTCTTCTCTATCCTTAAAATATTTAGTCTCAATAGCCTTTAAAACCATCAAAATGTGTTGACTATATTCGATATTTGAAGGTATTTCACTAAACCATTTTTGAATATCTTCTTGCACCCAATCAATTTCAAGCATGTTTAAAATGCTTTTTGTCTGTTCTTTGGATGAAAGATTTACCCATTCAATAGGTCTAAAAATATTACCATTTATGAGTTGCCTTAAAAATCTTTCGGTAGAAGGAACACCTTCGTCACCTTTTCTGAGCTTCAAATAATCTGCTTTTCCATTCCTGATTTTACGGTTTATTTCAAGTCCATTATCTAATTCAATGTAGAGAGTGGCTTCATCCTGTCCGTGCCTTATAACCTCTGTACGTCTCTTTGAATTTGTAAATGCTGTTTCCAACGCTTCAATAATACTGCTCTTTCCTGAACCTTTGGGTCCTCTGAATATATTTATTTTTCCTGCATCAAAGCCAAATTCTTTAAGCCCAACATAACTATTTATCTCAATTTTTTTAATCTTACTCATGTTTTTTATCTCCTTTACAATCATCACATAATCGTGGATATCCTGGTCCAGGTAATAATTCGTCAGTACCTTCTTGAATTAAATCTTCTATTAAGCACCCACATCTTTCGCACAGAACACCTTCCATAATCAATTCAGATATATCTCCCACCAATGATTACCTCCATATTAATTTTTCTATAAATAAATCCTTAACAACTCTTTCAAAGTCTTATTTTCACCCTGCAACTTGTCGAATTCACTTTTGGCTATATATGCTTGTCGCAACCTCTTTTCTGTCTCTTCACTCTTCTCCCGCCACCAATTAATTACTTCTTTTATACTGCTTTTGGTGCATTCATCTTCTTTAACGGGTGCAGTAAACCCCATTGTGTCTGTGAGAAGATCTATACCTAAGTACCCATCTTCTTCTTTTAAATTCATGCATTTATTTTTATTCCAACCTACAAAACCAATTTTATCTTCATTTATTTTTACAAGGTCACCAACCTCAAACTTTGCCATCTTAATATCCCCCTTAATTATCTATATCAAAGTAATTGTCTATATCATCTTCACTCTCAACATCAATTTCTATTGGAGTATCATTGTATTTTAAATTTACAAGTAACCTTTCGATATCAGACATATTACCAAAATTCAAAGTTTTATCTAAGCTATATCCACCAATACGTAGGCTCCCTATACTCCCCATATTTTTATCAGAATAACTTCTATGAATCGTAAATTTAATTCCGTCAAAATCATAACTATTTTGAGGCTCTTCTTTTGCAAGTTTCACATCTAACCAATGATATTTTTCATCCTCTTTGATACTTATATAAAAATATTCCAAGTCGTATTTTTCATCTTCATCCGTATTGTCATTCATATAATCCCTATATGCATCACATATCTCTGAAAGTTTTATTTTATCTCGTTTAAGCACTAATATTTCATCAAATGTTTTAGCTATCTTATCCTGAATATCTTTATTTATAACTCCTTCTGTAATCTGTTTGAACTTTTCAACTATAAATCCGTTGTAGGCAGTAAAACCAATCTGTGATACAATTCCAGATACTTCTTTTTCAAATTTTCCCTCAATCATGCATTTTAATGAATATCCTTCTAAAGCATCTTTTGCAGCTTTAATGATTGTCTTTTCTATAGTTTCCTCAATAGCATTTTCAACTACTTTCTTTTCTTCCATATCCTTAATCTTATCTATGACAATTTTTGATATATCTATATTCATTTCACAATCCTCCATTTGATTTTTTACCCATTCCGGTGTAGAATGGGAATATCGAATTTTTAATTTATTTACCCTTTGGCGAGGGTATTTTTTTATTCTTGTGGCATTTCGAGTACTGGTTTATAGGTAATTTGTCTATTGCCTTGAAAGCTTGCTGATATAAAAGGTTTAGTATCTTTTCCCTCTGTACAATGTAAAATTTGATTCTGTATATCATCTAATATTTCGATAGCTCTTTCTTCAGATTCATATTCTCCTAAAATGTCATAATCGTCTGATACATCTCCCATGTACAAAACCTGATTAATAATTCTAAACTTACCTCGGTTTTTACATATATTAAGTCTTTTGGGTTCTACCAAACTCATTCTATCCTGTGATCTAATCCACATATCTATCCCTCCTTTGCAATAATTACAGCTACTTTCCAATATGCTTGTAGTAAGTCATTCCCTAGCTTTTCATACATTCCCCAATGTTCTTCCTTAAAACTATCTTTATAGCCTATATCTAGCGTATATCCATAATCGCCATCATAATAAATTTGAACTTTAGTATCTGTCTTTTCCTCTATGAATTTTCTAAGTTGTCCTTCTGTGAATAATGGCATACATAGCTCTTTATCCTCCCATGCATAGTCATTGCCAAGGGGTAATATATAACAATTTTTACTAGGTTGATCTGTTACTTTTATTGCTAAATTAATTTCATTAAAGCCCTGATAATCAAATATATACAAATCACCGTATTCAGGCTTCCACCAGTCTTTTAAAACCTTTTGCACTTTTTCAGATTGCTTTAAGAACTCTTCTGAACTTATAAAATCCATGTCTATCCCTCCATAAATCTTTTAAATTGTTCTGGTGTTGCATCCCTGATATCCTCGCATACAGTTTCGCCAGTTTCTTCATCATATAATTTCTCACCATCTAGTCCTAAACCATAGTTGCAACATTTATTACGGTTATTGCAAGCTTCCTCACAAGTGGGCTTCTGTTTGCAATAGATACAGCATAGTCTATCTTTTGTACCTTGTGGGCATGGTAGATTTAAGGTACAGTAAATCATTTAATCACCTTCTTTCTCCTTTTCTTCTCTGAATATCCATAGTTGAATTAGAATAACCCAACATACACCATATATGGCTTTATTCCAATTAGCATTAAATGCAAATACCGTAGAAGATACAAGCCATATAACTAACAGAACTTCATAAATTTTTTCCTTCATAACTTCCCCCTTTCAATCCATCATGTCAAAACGCAGCACGTGATATCCTTTTTCTTCTAAAACTTTTGAAAATTTATCCCTTATTCTAGTTCTGTTGTTTGCTTGACCACCACCAGTATTAATCATGTATCCTTCGCCGATCCAGTGGGTCTTGTGTCTGCAATAAAGGCCTGCCTTTTCTATAGCTTTAAGTACTTTTCTTTCCTGCCATCTCTTTAATATCAAAAATGTACTATCAAAATTGCAGGTACCACTATCATCTGTTGCGCTAACTTCTAACGCCTTTGAATAAGCTTCTTTCAAATCCTCTGTTAACTGTTCGTATCTATTAGGTTTTTCCGGTTTTAATTTCACACTTATCTTTCTCCTTTCAAATCACATTTGCCAGAAATATTACTACTGGAATTAAAACAGCTATTGTCAGTTGGTTTTCTCTGTCATCTTCTCTTTTGTATTTCACAGCATTATATATAGCTAGTCCTATAATGGCTATTAAACTATATGCTCCTAGAATCTCCTTGCCTAACTGTGTCACACTTTCACCTTCTTTCTGGCATTTCTAATTCTCATGTAAACAACTATCCACAGGGCCATCAAATTTTCAAATACCATTGCCCACTCTGTAATATCTCTGCTAGTTGTTTGTTGTTAAAACAGAGGCTTAAATTGTACATAATACATGAAAGCATCCTGAAACTACTAAATATATTCTTTAGCCCTTCATCTTGTATTAAGAAATGGTCTACCTTTACTTTTATATCTGGACTATTTTTTATAGCTTCCAATGCCTCATTAAAATTCCCTGACATGTTTATATCCCTCCCACGTTTTTTGTAATCTCTCTAGATTTGGCCAATCATACTCACAAATGACGTTCATAAGCCCAATAGATATTTCTTTTGCTATGTCATAGTTGGTTTCATTTACCTCTGAAAGCTTCTTGATATTTAGTAATTCCCTAACTATTTGAGATATTGGGTTTAAGAAATAACTTGAACATGGTCCAATATATCCATATCTTTTTCTTAGTCTAGGGAGTAATTCACCCTCTCTTATTCCAGTCCAGTTCTTTTGTTCTCCTAACTTCTTGGTAAGTTCTAAATTCTTATTTTTTAGATTTTCATTTTCCATAGTTAGTTCCTGCAGCTTTTTAACTAAATCACAATGTTCCATAAAGTACCTCCTATAATATGAATTTTAGCAAGAATCCCAAGGCTATAATTGCCGCCCATAGTTCGCCTTTTCTTTGATCTACTTTCTCTTTGGTGGACATATTGTAAACTTTATGATAATCCACTTAATCAGCCCCCTTGATATACCACTTGCCATTTAGAATAACTTCTTTTAGTTCGCTTGAAAGTAATTCTCGACCTAAAAGGTACATTAAATCGCATAATGGATTATATTGTTTTAAAGTGCTTTCTCGGCATTTAGTTAATTTAGATAGAAGTACATGTTCAACCTTTACTCTTCCATCACTCTCCACAGCTTCCATAAAAGTTACTGGCCCTTGAACTTCTTTCCATTTGCCATCCAGACGTAATGAACAGGTTTGACAACCATAGCATCCTTCACAATCCACTCTGATACCTCCGGAAACTAGCAATAACGTCTGTGTGCAATCACCACTCTCTACTTTAAATTTTAATTTAGGATTTTCAGTAAGCATTTTCATTGCTTCCCAAGTCTTATAAATCTTTTCCATTCATCTTTCCCTCCTTCAAATTGCCTATTAGAGTGCTTTTGTATAACTCATAAGCATGTTGAGTATCGTCATGATTAAATCCCAAATACTTGTAACGTAGGTAGAAATCATGCCTTAGACTTTTTAAAATCTTCTTTGGGTCCGTCATGGGTTATTCCTCCTCGTATTCTACAAATTCACCATCTTTAAGCATATAATAGGTATCAGCCTTTATTTTTTCTCCATCTACTTTAATAGATTTAACTTCTTTCATATCTTACCTCTCCTTTTTTATTTTTATATGTTCGGCCACAAGGGCCTTTTTCAGTTTTTTCTCTTCCTCCTGTGAGGTCTTTTCATCCTTTTTAACTCTTTTGAATATTCACTCAAACATAAATTTTCTAACTCTTTCGCATAGTAATCGGCATCCTCGTATGAGTAACAATAGCTTTGAATGATGGTTTCTACCAATTTTTCATGTGAGTATTTTCTCACTTCCTTGTCTGGTGTAAATATAACCTCTCCATTTTTAACAGTCCAAGTATATTTTGTTTCCATTTTTATAAAACCTCCTTTGATTTTATGTAGTAATGAGGTATATTTACTTTTATTTCAATTACAAATCTAAATCATTTTTACTTTCATTAATTTCAATTTCTTTAGGCACGATAACAAGTAATTTATCACCTGAATTGCTATCCTCTGAAAAATAAATATCTTCTGTATCTGAACAAAATTTTTCTTCGCCTGATACTATTGATTCAACTACAACCTCTGTATCATCATCTAAATCTTTTATAAATTCTTTTAATTCTCTTATATTCCATTTCACTTACTATTCATCTCCTCCTTTAAAACCTAATTGGTAATAATGTCTTTCCTGTTCTCTTGTCTTTAATTGCAAAGAGTCATAATCTGATCTTACTAATATAAAATTGTTTGGATTTATGCCGTTCCAATAGAGGATATTCCAAAACTTTCTAGGCATTTCTTTGTTCATATCTGAAAAGCCTCCTTTTCGCATAGCATAGCTTCCGTAGCAGTAATATTTATTTTTCGTAGAGCTGCTTCTGCCTTTTCTGCCCGAGTTTTCCACTCTTCCAGTTCTCTTTCAAGGCGTTTTCTTTCAAGTGGTGAAAGTTTATCAAGTTTTATGCCTATCAATTCTCTGATTTCCTGTGGGTTGTATCTTACAGCCGGTATCCTGCAAGGGGTTATTATTCCGTCCTCTCTATACCTATCTACGGTCCTTTCATCCACCTGAAGGATTTCAGCTACTTGACTCTTTTTTAGTAGTGGTTCTATATTTGGCATTTAGATCACCCCATCCGACAATTTGATTTTATCCTTGATAGCCATCTCCTTAACTATAGTAATGTAGATTTCTTTGAGCCTTGGCTCATTCTCAAGAACATCTAAAATATTTAATTGTTTCACTTTACTAGGTGGCATTCCATTTTTTTCAGCCCTCTTTTTCAGATTTATTATTAAAACATTAGGTCTACACTTTCCTCTAACCTTTAGAATTTCATATACCTGATCCTTTGGAGCCTTATAATCTCCAAGTTCTCTACCTATTGCATTCAAAATCCTGTTACATTCTCTTCTCCATGCTGCCTGAGGGTTCAAAGTTATGACATCACGTATGCCTTGAACTTCTTCTTTAGTTTCTTTAATCTGCAATTTTACGTCTTTCATCTCTTGAAGAGATTGGATTAAAACATCTTCAATACAGGTTGGTTTTTGCTGTTTACTCTCCATATCATTGAATTTTTTAGTATACATAGCTGTAAAAGCTGTTCCTTTTACTCCAGTCAATTTGTTACTAACAAACTCACACCCTAATTTTGTTAACAAATAACACGGATTTTCTTTTCCTGATGTATCCTTATAAGTGCTTTCGATAAAATAATCTGCTGAACGCAATTTTGCGTTGAGTGTTTCGTTAGCTTCATCCATTTGACTTATATAAGTTTTTATATCTCTCAATAGATCACCATGTCTTTTACTTATCATTTTCGCAACTTCTCTGCTGTCTAAAGTTATTAGCTTATTGATTTGCGTTAAATTTTTCATTTCCCCATCCTCCTGTTTTTTAATCTTCTTCCATGATTGCTTTTGCTACTTCTTCGATAGACACTCCTAATCTTCTTGCTATTTTAGTAAGAATTTGCAATGAAGGATTTTTATATATGCCAGTATTAAGTCTAGATAAATAAGTAAACGAAACGCCTTCTTCTTTAGATAATCTTCTAAATGAATATCCATGTTTTTTGCACAATGCCATTAAGCTCATGTCATACCTCCTTTCTAAAAGCAAAAGAGCCACCGGCTCGATACATTCAACTAGTATCGTCTGGTGGCTTCTGCGCTCTGGCATCTCGTGCTCTGGCATCTGAGCTCTGGCTCTCTATATCATTTTTTATTTCTATCTCTCTGTTGCAGTGTTTATTTCTACATTTTATAAATACTCCTGAAATATTTTGGGTATCATCTATCATTGCGAGCTTTTTCCCACAGTATGGGCATTCATACCATACCTTCATAATAATCCCCCTATCACATATCTTTTACACTTGAAGCAAATTTCATTCTATGTACTCCTTTCTTTCTAAAATTTTAGTTTTAAATTTATGTACTTTCTTTAATTATAAATTCCTTATCATTGGAGTCTATGATTATATCTGATTTAAGTAATTTATAAGCTATAACTTCACCTCTTTTCCTTAAATCCAGAAACTCATCATTGATTTCCAACGCATCTGCAAAGAAAACCATACCCAAAAATCTAACCTTGTTAGGCAAATCTATTTTGATATTTTCTTCAAAGCTTAAATGTTTAATCAAACTATCATCTCCTTTAGCTTTTGAACAAGCTGTGTTATAATCAACTTGTATCATTTACCTTTTTCAACTTTGTTTTCCCTCCTTGGTACAATTTTATATTACAGTATACTCTAACATAAATCAAAGTTCATATTACCGTATACTGTAACATTAGCTTTTAATATCTTTTCTTTTCTATATTTTTCTTTAAATATCTTCCATTTTAAAAATTATTATGTTAGAATAAATTAGCGTATACTATAACACTAAGGGGTAATGATATGTCTATAAGTGAAAATTTAAAAAGAGCAAGAAATGCGAAAGGCTTGTCGCAAAGAGGCTTAGCTGAAAAAGCTAATGTTAGTTATACCTATATTAACAGAATCGAAAGAGAAGTTTATAAAAATCCTTCATATGAACTTTTAAATAAATTGGCAATAGCTTTAGAAATTCCTGTAGAAAGTTTATACAAAGAAAATAACGAAAAGGAATTATCTTTACTTGAAATTCTACAAGGAATTTATGAAAATACGCCTGACATGAAAGAAACCATAGTAGGCCAACTTGTTAAAGGGTTAATAGAAAATGATTTAATGAATCCAGATGGTACTATACCTAAACAAGTTGACAAACAGGTTAAAGATTTAATAATTGAAGCTTCGAGACTTCAAGCCATATCTAAAAATATAAAGAAAGGTGAATAATTCATTTATCTTTCTTTATATTTTTGAGTGTGTTTAGATCAAAAAGGGTTATAGGGTGATTCTTCAAAAACTTCTTATAGGAATTAATTACATGAAGTAAATTTTCCTCTTTAAGTTCATTTATTTCTTTATCATTTTTCATTAGATTACCCCCTAAAAATATATCTCAATATTATATATGAAAATGTGTGAAAATTATGTAATACCCTTGGCTCTATTATAAACCCACCCTTGTCCTAATGATTAGGACAAGCCAATATTTTGATTATTTCAGTCGACATCATTGTCGCATATAGTTCCCTTGTATATACACTTGTAAACATTTACCACTATTTTTATATTAATTTTTAATTTAAAATAGATATACGGTAAAATTGTCGAATGGAGGAATATTATGCAAATGATGATTAAGAAATATAGAGAAGAAAAAGGATTATCTTTAAGGCAATTGGCAAAATCGGCGGGTATTTCTAGAAGTCAATTGAGTTATATAGAAAATAGAGAGAGTGAGTATTTAAAAAAATTGAAAAGAATAGCTAAGCATTTGGAAGTATGCACAAAAGATTTATTTGTGAATTGCTGTGACATAAAAGAAGAATGTGACTATAAATGCGCAAACTGTTGTCACCGTAAAAGGGGAATTTGACATTGCTAAAAGGTTTGCAACCTTATGCAACTATATGCAACTTTAACGTTAAAGTTTCAAACCTTTTATATACTTTATTTGAAATCTAAAGTATATAAAGCAGGTGAAACAATGATAAAAAAAGAAAATATTAGAATAGCAGCTATAATTCCTCGGAAAGTTTATAAAAAACTTATAAAAGAGGCTGAATATGAAGATAGATCATTAAGTAATATGGTATGTAAAATATTAAAAGAACGATATAATTATAAAGATGATAAAGAAGATGAATAAAGAAGTCTAGAGAGGGCTTCTTTATATCATATATAATTTTATAAAGGAGTTGGTTAAAATGCAATACAATATTATATACAGAGAAAAGGATGGCAGTTGGCAATATATAATTTCCTACAAAGATATAAATGGAAAATGGAAACAAAAAAGTAAACAGGGGTTTCCGCTAAATAGAGAAGGTAAGCGAAAGGCAAAAGATAAAGCGTTGGAAGCACTTAAGGAATTAGAACAAACAATAGGGCAAAATGTAGATATTAATACTGAATATGAGAATATTACTTTTAAAGAGTTCTCTCACATGTTCTTAAGTCACGAGAGACTATATAAGGAGGGTAATACATTAAGAAGATACAATACAAGCATAAAAGCTTTTGATAGCCTTTTTGACGCTAAAATAGTAGATATCAAACCGTTGCATGTGCAAGAATGTATTGACAATCTAATAAAAAGGGAACTAAAGGCATCCACTATAAAATTATATATAAGAGGAATTAAATTAGTATTTGATTATGCTATCAATCTAAATATAATATTATTAAATCCAGTTACCAAATTGCAGGTACCTAAAGATAAATCAAATAGCGATAAAAAAGCATTAACAGTAGATGAGCTAGATGATCTTTTGAGCAAAATAGAAAACAGAAAGTTTTATATAATATCTATGATTGCAGGAAAATGTGGCTTACGTTTTGGAGAAATTATGGGGCTTACTTGGGATGATGTAGATTTCCAAAATAAACTAATTAAAATTAATAAACAATGGAAAGTATTAACTAATAATAAATATGGGTATGGGGAATTAAAAAGTAGAAATTCTAAAAGAGAAGTGCATATACCTAAAACCGTTAGGATTGAATTGAAAAAATACAAAAATGAATGTGGTATAAATAAGAATAGAAGAATTTTTAATAATATCAATAATATTTCTCTATCACGTAATCTTATGCGTAATTATAAAAAAGCCGGCTATAATATAACGGTGCACGAATTGCGGCATACCTATGCTACTAATCTTGTGGCCGGCGGGATGGATTATCCATCTGTAGCTAAAATAATGGGACATGATGTAAAACAAACCATGGATACTTATTCACACGTAACTAAAGATATGATAAATAGAGCGTCAAAATTAATTGACGAAATTTTTTAA